CTTGTTTCAAATTTGATATAATATACCCATTAAATCATAAAATTTGCGACCTATCGATAGATATAGTATAACAACTATAATAAATTCGGGTAGGTTAAAAAAAAATGTATAAACACGATAAATGCAACAAAGCTTGCAAAAACTGTAGGGATACTATCACATTAACGATAGCATTAGTAATTCTTCCAGCTCTCGGAGCCGTCGCGGTAGCGAAAGTTTGGGAGAAATTTGGACATCTAGCGACTTCGGTAATTGCGCTATTGATTATATCGGGTTATCTTTGGTTGATTGATGTAATGTCCGAAGACGATTAATTTTAATTATAGGAGCAAATATGAAATTGGTATACGGGTTGGCTGGGGTTTTATTAGAGATTCTAGCCATTCTTATCTTTATTATGATGATACTACACGGTTATTTTATTGGTGAGAAAACTA